AAATCACATCTAGTGATTTCAATACAGTTAAAGCATTAGCACAGGGTCAAGTTGATTCTTTCCTAGGCTTTAAATTTATTGTTAGCAATAGATTAGCATTTGATGCAACTAACACTGACGACAGACTTGTATATGCATTTACTCAAGACGCTATTAAATTAGCGATTGGTCAAGATGTTATAGCGAGAATTGATGAGAGAGCTGACAAATCGTACAGCACTCAAGTTTATTACGCTATGAGCATTGGTGCAACAAGAATGGAAGAAGAAAAAGTTGTACAAATTGCTTGCGACGAATAATCTAACAATAGGAGAATAAAAATATGGCAAGCGTAAAAGGCGTAAATATAACAAACCTAGATGCTACTCCAGTTGTTCTATCTTCTTCAGAAGAAGTAGGTGGAAAACTAAGAGTGTTCTATGACACATACGAAGCAGTTTCTGTTGCAAGTGGTGATGATATCACTATTGCAAGGATTCCTGCTAACGCAACTATTCATGACGTTATCATCAAGTGTGATGCGTTAGGATCTGGCGTTACTTTGAAAGTTGGTGATTCAGGTGATGATGACAGATATTTATCTGTTGTTGGAACTTGGAACGTAGCTGGTCAAAGCCAATCTATGTCAAGTGGTTCATCTACAGGAGCTGCAACTACTGCAGTAACTGGTATTGGATACAGAACTACAGCTTCAACTGATATTAAAATTACTACAGGCGGTGCAACTGCTTCTGGTACTATATTCAGTTGGGTTTACTACACAGTAGAATAATACTACTTTAAATAGTGGGGACTAAAAATCCCCACTATCCATCATGAAAAAAACCAACGAAATAAAAACCATTTTACATTTACAAAATAAAGATTATATCTATCGCTATGTTCTAGTTGATAGATTTAAACATACATCAACTGCACATCATGGTTTTGATAAAGATCTAGAACTAACAGAAGCAGAAATATTTGCTTTGGTTAAACCTAGACAATTAAGACGCAAATATATTATAAAGAAAGATTAGTATGGCTTCAATTGTTCAAATATGTAATGGTGCTTTAAATCAATTAGGTGCATCTACAATCTTAACACTTACAGAAGATTCTAAGAACGCTAGGCTTTGCAATGCTAGATATGAGAACGTAAGAGATGCAGTATTTAGACATCATCCTTGGAACTGCTTACAAAAAAGATTACAACTCCCAGCAGATACAGAAGCTCCAGCTTGGGGATTTACAAAACAATTTACACTACCTGCAGATTGCTTAAGACTACTTAGAATATTTGATTATGAATCTGATCATTTAGTAGAAGGTAGAAAGATATTATCTAATAGTTCTACAATGAAGATATTATATATCTCAAGAGTTACAGATCCTAATGAATATGATGAATTACTAAGAGAAGTTTTATCTGCTGCTTTAGCTGCTGACATTGCTTATGCAGTTACATCATCTAATCCTGTTGCTCAACAAATGTATCAGCTTTACCAAGAGAAATTAAAAGATGCTAGATTTGTAGATTCCACTGAAGGATATAATACAGATCCAGAAGCAGGATCATCATCTGTTATAGATTCAAATACATTTATCAACTCTAGGTTTTAATAACCATGGCTAGAGTTGCGGTACAATTAACAAACTTTACTGGTGGTGAATTATCACCACGACTAGATGGTAGAAATGATTTAGCTAAATATTCATCTGGTTGCAAAACTTTACAGAACATGGTTGTGTATCCTCATGGTTCTTCAGCAAGAAGACCAGGTACATCATTTGTAGCAGAAGTAAAAACATCTTCAGCTAAAACAAGATTAATTCCTTTTGAATTTTCAACTGAACAAACTTACATTTTAGAATTTGGTAATCAATACATTCGTTTTTATAAAGATAGTGGTGCAATATTAGAATCTAATAAAACAATCACAGGTATCACTCAAGCAAACCCAGGTGTTGTTACATCTAACTCACATGGTTTTTCTAATGGAGATACAGTAGTTATTTCTGGTGTTGTAGGAATGACACAAGTAAATGGTAAAAGATTTAAAGTAGCAAGTGTTGCAACTAATACATTTCAATTACAAGATATAGATGGCAACAATGTTAATACATCTTCTTATACTGCTTATACATCAGGTGGTGTAGCAAATAGAGTTTATACATTAACCACAACTTATTTAACTGCAGATCTATTTCAAATTAAATATGCTCAATCAGCAGATGTAATGTATTTATGTCATCCTGATTATTCAGTTAAAAAATTATCAAGAACTGGTCATACCTCTTGGACTATTACAGAAGTAGATTTTACTGATGGACCCTACTTAGATGACAACATTACAACTACAACTCTTGGTATGTCCACACATACAGTTGGAACTGGTAGAACTTTAACAGCATCTGCTGTAACAGGAATAAATAATAATACAGGTTTTCAATCAACTGATGTTGGCAGACTTTTTACTTTTAGAGATGGTTATGGAGAAATCACAGCAATTACTAGCACAACAGTTGCAACAGTAACAGTTATAAAAGATATGGGTTCCTCATCTACTACTACTGACTGGGCATTAGGAGCTTTCTCAGATACCACTGGTTATCCTTCTTGCGTATCTTTCTATGAACAACGATTAGTATTTGCAGGAACAGAAGCACAACCACAAACTTTATATTTTTCTAAATCTGGTGATTATGAAAACATGCACGAGAATAGAGGTGGAACAATTGCAGATGATGATGCAATCATTTATACAATCGCATCTAACCAAGTTAATGCAATTCGTTTTTTATCTGCAACACGAACTTTAATTGTAGGAACAGTAGGTGGTGAGTTTTCAGTATCAGGTGGTGGTACAGATGATCCTATTACTCCAACAAATATATTAATTAAAAAACAATCTAACCATGGCTGTGCAAATACAGATGCAATACCAGTTGGAAACGTAACTCTGTTTTTACAACGTGCTAAAAGAAAGATTAGAGAACTAGCTTATAACTTTGATGTGGATGGTTATGTTGCACCTGACATGACAATCTTAGCTGAACATATTTCTGAAACTGGTTTTAATGAAATGTCATATCAACAAGAACCTAATCAAATCATCTGGGCTGTAAGAGAAGATGGTCAATTAGCTGGTTTAACTTATCAAAGAGAACAACAAGTTGTTGCTTGGCATAGACATATATTTGGTGGTTCATTTAGTACAGGTAATGCTGTATGCGAAAGTGTTGCAACAATTCCAACTAATGACAAAGAATATCAAACATGGGTTATTATTAAACGTACCATCAATGGTGTTACAAGACGTTATGTAGAATACATTAATCAATTTGATTTTACAGAAACAGATAACACAACATTTAATTTCTTAGATTCACAACTTGCTTATTCTGGTTCTGCAACGACTACTATTACTGGTTTAGATCATCTTGAGGGACAAACTGTATCTGTTCTTGCAAATGGTTCAACGCATCCTGATAGAACAGTATCTGGTGGATCTATTACTTTAGCAAGATCATCTACTAAAGTTAAAGTTGGTTTACCTTACACATCCATATTACAAACTATGAGAATAGATGCTGGATCTCAAAATGGAACATCACAAGCTAAAACAAAACGAATTTATAATATTACAGTTAGACTTTATGAGTCTATTGGTGTAGAGGTTGGACCAAACTTATCTAATATGGAAACTATTCCATTTAGATCCTCAGCACAATTAATGGATACAGCTATTCCTGTATATACTGGGGATAAGGAAGTAGAGTTTAGAGGCAATTACGAAACAGATGGATATATCTATGTTCGTCAAACTCAACCTTTACCTTTAACAGTTTTATCGTTATATCCAGAATTGGTTACAAATGATGGTTAATAAACTAATTATAATTCCTTATAAACAAAATCATGGTAAAATAATAATGCAATCACAGATGAACCACATGCTCACACAAAAAGATGCACAGTTTATTATTAATGATACCAACAAAGAATGTATGGATTTAGAACAAGAGCATTTAGCATTTACAGGATTAATTAATGATGAAGTAATCGCTGCAGCAGGTATGAAAAGAATATGGGGTAATGTTGCTGAAGGTTGGTTTATTGGTAAACAAGAAGTTTGGAATTATCCAATTACTATTGCAAAGGCTGTAAAGCAAAACATAGATTATCTTGCAACATCTAATAATATTAAAAGATTACAAACAGCAGTAAGAGCTGACTTTGGAATTGGAATTAGATTTGCTAAGTGGTTAGGATTTACTAATGAAGGTTTAATGAAGCATTATGGATTTGATGGTGCTGATCATTACAGAATGGCAAGGATATATTAATGGGACTAGAAACAGCAGCTTTAGTAGCAGTCGGTGGTTTAGGCGTAGCACAATACCAACAACAAGGTGCTACTGGTAAATTTAATCAAGCAATTCAAAATCGTAATGCACAGATTGCAGAGCAAGAAGCTGCTCAAATGCAAAAACAATTAGAGTTTGATTTAGCAAGATTTGATCAAAGGTTTCAACAATTACAGGGACAAACAACAACTAGAATTTTAAAAACAGGTGCAGATTTATCTGGAACAGGATTAAGAGTATTAAGATCAAATGCTGAACAAGGTGAAATTGAAAAAAACATTATGGAATATAATTCTAAAGTTGGTCAAGCAAGAAAGTTTGAAGAAGCAAACTTTGCAAGAATACAGGGACAAGTTGCAAGACAACAAGCAAGATCTGCACAGATAAGTACACTATTCTCAACTGGAACATCTTTACTTTCAATGAGTGGTGGTTTTGGTAAATCTACAGGATCTCCAAGACTTGATGGTGCTAGTTCTTATAGCCAATATTATTCTAACCCAACAGGTTATTCAGGATCATTCTAATGTCAAGAGATTATAAAAGCGAATATGAAAATTATCATTCTAAACCAGAACAGAAAAAAGATAGAGCTGGTAGAAATGGTGCTAGACGAATGTTAAAGAAAAAATATGGAAATAGTTTACTTGGTAAAGATGTGGATCATAAAGATAGAAATCCAAGAAACAATAGTATGAGTAATTTAAGATTACAATCTAAATCAGCTAACAGATCAAGGAATCAATAATGCCAAAGATACCTACATACGAAGCACAAGGAAGACCAACTGCTGAAGTTGGTGGAGTTAAATCTGGTGTTCAAATGCCATTAGATACATCTTTTACTAAGATGGGTTCTGCAATAGCAGATTATTATGTTAAAGAAAAAACCGCAGAAGCTGATACTAATGCTTTAAAAACTTTAAGTAGTCTATATGGAAATCAAAATGATGGAACTCAAGGATTATATTCTATTCAAGATGAACTAAAAAAAAATCCAAACCCAAGTCAAGCAGCAGTATTATATGATCAAAAAATAAAACAATTATGGAGTTCTGCTGAAAATTCAACATTAGCTAATGCAGATAATTTTACTAGAAAAGCATTAGAACAAAAATTTTATGCAACAGCAAATATTTTTAAACAAGATGTTATCAAAGGATCAAGAGATGCTTTGTTTGATGAACAAAAAAAAATAACAAGTCAATTTCTACAACAAGACAGTCTTAATTTAAAAACACTAGGAGAAAATTATTTACCTATTTTTAATCAAAATCAATATGAATATATAAATAAACTTCCAGATTTAGAACCTCAACAAAAGAAACAATTAATATCTGAAGCAATAGCTTTTGGTCATAAAGAACTTGGTCAAACTATTATAGATAAATCACCTGAACTTTTTACTAAATTAGTTAAAGAAGGAAAATTAACTTTAGATAACAAAAGTTTTGCAGAACTTGTTGATAAAGCAAATAAAAAAACAGAAGAAAATACATTTAATATATTATCAGAAGGATTAACTGTTGAGGCTGGAGTTTCAACGCCATTAGCAATACAGAATGCTTACAATCAAGCAAAAGCTGGAACATTTGGTGGTGATGTAAATAAAATAAATATATTTAATAATTTACAACCAGGTGAAAAAACTAAATTCTTTGAAGCTCTTGATAAGAAAAAAAGAGAATCTTTTGCTGAAATTAATAATGTTAATACAGCTATAATGAATGAAAGAAGAAATGTTGCAATTAATAACTCTGTTCGTGTTTATGATACTTTTAAAACAAATGGTGTAATAGATAAATTAAAAGTAAATCAAATATTTGGAGAAAATACTGATGATATTAACACAGCAACAAAACAACAATTTATAGATCTATCAACTAAACAAGGTAATAATGAATTAAAAAAAATTAGTAATTATTATAAAAATAATGAAATAACTAATAAAATTTTAAATTCAGAAATAAAAGACATATCAACACCATTTGTATTGTCAGGAGAAAATGAACCAAGAAGTATATTACAAAGAGCAGGAGATGGAATAAATACAGAAGTTGATTTGCAATTTTATATAACTTATTTACTTCCAAATACAAAAAATCAAGAATTTGTAAAAGATAATAAAGAATTTTTTAAATTTATTGAAAAAAATCAAAAAGCAATTGAAGGAACTGAATATGCTAAATATTTAGATTCTAATTTAGATAATCGTTTAAATTTATTTAAATCTGATATGCTATCTCAATTTATAACAAAAAGACAATCAGGTATATCTGCACAAGAATTGCTTGATCCAAAATCAAAAAATTATATAGGAAAAAGTATTACAAATTATATTCCTACAAAAGCTCAAATAGAAGATAGTTTAACTAATTCATTAAAATTAGAACAAAATAAAAAATATCCACCAAGATTACCAAATGAAACTAGTGCTGACTATTTAAAAAGAATAGGAATGTAATGAGTGGTACAGCAGAATTAAATGCTTTAAAACAAGGTGGTTTTTCTGAACAAGAAATACAAACTCACATAAAATCTAAAGGGGAAGCATTATTAGGAGGAGGTTTTTCTAAAAAAGAAGTTAATGAATATTTTGGTATTAAAGAACCAGATACAAAAAGAATAGAAACATTCTGGGCAGATGCTTTTACTGACGTTGTTTCTCCAGATGATTTAAGACTTTTTAATGATCCTAATACATCTGAACTTACAGCAAAACAAATTGCAGACAAAATTCAATTAAAAGTTTGGGGTGCTGATAATAATTTAGAACCAATATTTAGATCAAGATTAGGAAATTCTACAGTTAATACAGCTCTTAATTTACATACTGGAGGAAAGTATGGAATGGAAATGAATTTACCAGATCCACAAAATATGGGTTTTGGTCAAAAATTATTAGCTGAAGGTGTTAGTATGGCAGCAGAAATTCCAACTTATGGTGCTGGTTTTGCTTTAGGATCAGTTACCACTGGCAATCCTCTTGTTGGACTTTTTACTTCAGGATTTTTTGGTTCAACTATAGCTGAAATATATGCTGATATGCGTCAAAAAAATGAAGTAGCATCTTTACCAGAATTTTGGAAATTATTTATGGAAAAAGGAAGAGATGTTGGAATTAAAGAAGGATTAAAATTTTATGCAGGAGGGGTAGCAACAAAATTTCTTGGACCACTTAGTACAAGCGTAACAGCAAATACATTAGCATTTAATACAGCAATGACAGGAGCTGGAGTTTTATTAGGAGATGAACTTCCAGATCCAGAAATGTTTTTAATTCAAAATATTTTAACTTTACCAGTTGGTTATTCTATAGCAAAAGAAAATATAAAAAATACTGTTATAAAAACAGGTAAATCTCAACCAGAAATATTTGATGATATGGTTAAAGACAGAACCATTAGAGAAGATCTTTCATCTATTAATATGAAGGAAGTCAGAGCTTATCCACAAACAAAACAAATTGAAAAACCTGAACCAAAACCAATTGTTATTGAAAGAAAAACACCAACAGATCCAGATGCAGCTAAATTAGAATCTTCAATTCAAAGAGAAAAAACAGTTCAAGAGTTTACTGCTAAAGAATTAAAAGACGATTTTCTTTATTATGGAATAGATAAATACAATATATTTAAACAAGTAGTTGATAAAGCAAAAAAAATGGGAATTAAAGATTATGAAAAAACAATAGATCCTTATGAAGGATTAATTTTACAAAGCGGATTAAAAGGTGTTGCTGAATATAATATTAGATATGGAACATTAGATTCTTTTCAAAAAAGCTATGAAAAAATTGGACCATCATTACAAGAAAGAGTTGGTAAAGTAAAATCCCTTGAAGAATTAGATAGTATTGATCACATTTTACTTGGTCAAAGAGCAATTGAAAAATCATCTCAAGGATTTAAAACTGGAGTAGATATTGAAGCCGCAAAAAATTTTGCAAAAAAAAATCCTCAATTAATACAAAAACAAAAATCAATTGTTGATTATCAATATATTCAATTAAAAAATTTAAAAGAAGATGGAATGCTTACTGAAAAAGCATTTAAAACAATGACAGAAGCTAATAAAGATTATGTAACATTTCATAGAGTAATTGAACCAAAATCTGGAAAAAAAGAATTTGGAAATATAATTGTAAATCCATTAAAACCATTTAAAGGTGGAGAACAAAAAATTTATTCTCCATTAGAAAGTGTTGTCAATAATACTTATTTATTTAGAGCTATTGGAGAAAGAAATGTTGCAAATAAAAATGCAATTGATTTAATTCTTAAAATAAAAGAAATTGATCCTACAGCTTTTCCAGAAGTTTATAAATCTCCTTTAAGAACAAAAGAAACAAGAGTTACTTCAGAAGAATTAAAAAAAATTGGCATAGATGTATCTAAATTAGATACTGAAATATTAGATGGTTTTTCTTTATTTAGAAAAGAACAAGGTTATTTAAAACCTACTGAAATACAAATATTTAGAGATGGTAAAAGAGAAGTTTATGAAGTTGGAAAAGATTTTGCAAGAGCATTTTCAAGATTAGATAGAACAGTATGGGATGACATTACTAAATATATTGGTGTGCCAACTAAAATGTTAAGAGCTGGTGCTACACAAATAAACCCTGAATTTATGTATAACAATATACCAAGAGATGCTTTTCAATCATCAATTCTTAGCAAGACTTGGCATCCACCATTTTTTTCAACAATTCAAGGAGCAGCAATTCTTATTAAACCAATAAGAACAGCACTTGGTTATCAACCTATTTTTGAACAATATGTAAAATCAGGAGCTTATAGATCATCTCTTGTTCAAATGGATAGAAATTATTTTCAAAAAAGTTACAAAGATTTATTTACAGGAATTAAACCATTAAATGTAATTACTAAACCATTTGAAATATTAAGAGTAATATCAGAAAATTCAGAAGCTCTTAATAGAATTGGTAATTTTAAATTTTCATTAGATAAATACTTAAAAGAAGGTTTTGAATTAAAAGAAGCTATAAGAAAAGCTGGATATGACTCAAAAGTAAATCCAGTAGATTATTTAAGATCTGGTGTAGCTTCAAGACAAATGAATTTAGTGTCAGCTTTTTTTACAGCAAGAATTGGTGCATTAACTTCTGTTGTTGAAGCATTTAAAGCAAGACCATACGCAACAACAGCAAAATCTCTTGCATATATAAGTTTACTTAGTTTTTATAATTGGCTTCAAAATCATGACGATCCTGATTATCAAAGACTTTCACAAATAAGAAAAGATTTATTTTGGAATTTTAAAATTACTAACTCTTCAATAACTGATTTATTAGGAGCTGCTGGAGCAAAAGAAATAAAAGAAAAAGGTTATTTTTATTTTTCTCTTCCTAAACCATTTGAACTTGGTTTATTGTTTGGAACAGGAACAGAAAGACTTTTAGATTATTATAAAACAAAAGATCCTGAAGCAATTAAAAATTTTTCTTTAAATTTTATAAAAGATTTTTCTAAATCATTTATTCCAATTCCAGATGTTGGTAAACCAATTTTTGAAGCATGGAGTGAAAAAAGTTTATTTACTGGACAACCTATAGTTCCAAATTCTTTAAAAAATTTACCAGCAGAATATCAAGTTACGCAACATACAACAGAAACATCTAAACTTGTTGGTCAATTAATAAGAACAATAACTGGTGATGATTTTTCTGGTTTATCAAGTCCACTACAAATTGATAATGCAATAAGAAACTGGACTGGACCAGTGGGTAATCAATTAGCAAAAGCTATTGATAAAGTTTTAATTGAATCTGGTCTTATAGATGATCCAATAAAACCAGATGTTCCAATACATGAACAGTTTTTTTTCAGATTAATTGCAGCTAAAAATCCAGACAGAAATGCACAACCTGTTACAGATTTTTATAAAGAATGGGAAAAAGTAAGTAAAAGATTAAATGCTATAAAAAACTTTAGGGATTCTGGAGATATAATATCAGCAGATAAAGAAGAGGCTAAATTACCAGTAAATTATATTGATTTAGAAATTGCTTTTAAAGCAATAAGATTTAAAGAAGAGCAGATAAGAAATATATTTAATGCAAAAGGATTTTCTGCAGAAGAAAAAAGAGAAAACATTACTTATTTAATAGATAGTATAATAGATGAATCTATTATTAGTTTAAAAAGATTTAAACAAAAGTAATAGACATACTGATTAAAATATAATAAAGGAACTTTATGACAATATCTTCAACTACAGTTAAGAACAGTTATAGTGGTGATGGCTCAACTACCACGTTTACATATACATTTAAGATATTCCAAGACTCAGATATTCAAGTAATCATTCGTGCAGCTAATGGTACAGAAACCATTAAGACTATTACAACTCATTATACAGTAACAGGTGCTGGTGTATCATCAGGTGGTACAGTTGTATTTACATCTGGTAACATTCCAACATCTACACAAACAGTTGTATTAAGACGTAACATTCCACAAACACAAGCAATAGATTATATTGCTAACGATCCATTCCCTGCTGAATCCCATGAAGAAGGATTAGACAGAGCAACAATGGCAATCCAACAAATTCAAGAAGAAGTTACACGATCTTTAAAGTTATCTAAAACAAACACAATGACATCTACAGAGTTTACTGTGGGTGCTGCAGATCGTGCTAATAAAATTCTAGCATTTGACACTAATGGTGAATTATCAGTAACACAAGAACTTGGTACTAACAGAGGTAACTGGAGTTCAGGTGTAACATTTAATGCTAGGGATATTGTAAAAGATTCATCTAACAATAACGTATATCTTTGTAACACAACTCATACTTCCACTGGCACGACTCCTATCAGTACAAATGCTGATTCTGCTAAATGGGATTTAATTGTTGATGCACAAGCTGCAACTAATAGTGCAAACAATGCTTCTAACCACGCATCCAATTCATCAAACTTTGCTAACAATTCATCTAATAGTGCTAACACTGCTGCAAACCATGCAGCAAATAGTTCTAATTTTGCTAACAATGCTTCTAATAGTGCATCTAATGCTGCTGCATCTGAAGCTAGTGTAGCTGCTAATGCTAGTGCATCTGCTAATCACGCAGCAAACTCATCTAACTTTGCAAATAATTCTAGCAACAGTGCAAATAGTGCTGCCAATCATTCTGCTAATAGTTCTAACTTTGCTAATAACAGTTCTAATCACGCATCTAACAGCTCTAACTTTGCAAACAATTCTAGTAACTCTGCAAATGCGTCAGCTAATCATGCAAGCAATTCATCTAATCATGCAGCTAATAGTTCTAACTTTGCAAATAATAGTTCTAACCATGCAAGTAATTCTGCTAACCATGCGTCAAACAGTTCTAATCATGCTTCTAATAGTTCAAACCATTCTGCAAACTCTAGTAACTTTGCAAACAACTCTAGCAATCATGCTTCAAACTCTAGCAACTTTGCTAACAACTCAAGCAACTTTGCAAACACAGCTAGTAATGCTGCTAACGCTGCAAACAGTGCAAGAGATGCCGCACTAGCTGCAGCTGATAACTTTGATGATGTTTATCTTGGTGCTAAAGCAAATGATCCATCTTTAGATAATGATGGTGATCCATTAAGTGCTGGAGATTTATATTACAATACAACATCTGGTAACTTAAAATACTATACAGGTTCAGCTTGGATTGCTGTTACATCAGGTGGTATTACAGATGTAGTACAAGATACAACACCTCAATTAGGTGGTAATTTAGATGTTAATACATTCTCAATTACATCAACTTCTAATGGTAATATTACCTTACAACCTAATGGTACTGGGGATGTAGTATTATCAGCAGATACAGTTAAAATTGGAGATAATAATACTGATGCTACAATTACAACTGATGGTACTGGAGATTTAATATTAAATACAAATTCAGGATCTAGTTCAGGATCAATTACAATTAAAGATGGTGCAAACCAAGATATAGAAATAACTCCTAATGGATCAGGTGTTGTTAAAATAGATGGTTTATCTTATCCAACTGCTGATGGTACAGCAAATCAAGTATTAAAAACTAATGGTTCAGGAGTATTATCATTTACAACATTAACATCAGATGGAACTGCTGATTGGGACACATCTGTTAAAACAACAGGATTTACTGCTACTGCTAATAAAGGATATTTCTGTAACACTACTTCTACAGCATTTACAGTAACATTACCTGCATCACCAAGTGCTGGAGATGAAGTTATAATTTTAGATTACGCAGGAACTTTTGCTACCAATGCACTTACTATTACATCAACAACAAAAATAAATGGTTCTGATAATGATTTTAAACTTACAACAAATAGAGAATCAACAAGATTAGTTTATATAGATTCAACACAAGGTTGGTTAGCTTATTCAGGTGTTAATGAAGGAACAGCACCTTCTTTAACTGAAATTATTCCACCTTATTCAGTAGATTTTTTAGTTATAGCTGGAGGTGGTTCAGGTGGAAGAAATAGAGGGGGAGGAGGCGGAGCAGGAGGATATAGAAATTCATATTTAACAGAAACATCTGGTGGTGGAGGAAGTAGCGAAGCAAGTTTAACATTTACAGTAGGAACAGTTTATACAGTTACAGTTGGTGCTGGTGGTGCACAAAATTCTAGTGCTGTAGATTCTGTAAAAGGTTTTGATTCATCAATATCAGGAACAGGAATTACAACAATAACTTCAACAGCAGGTGGAGGTGGTATAGGTGCATCTGCTCCTAATAGTCCAATAACTAATGCTAATGGTGGTTCTGGAGGTGGTGGTGCTCGAGGTGCTGGTTCTCCAGCAGATGCAGGGGGAACAGGAACTACAAATCAAGGTTATGGTGGTGGAACTGCAAATGTTAGTGCTCCATATTATGGTGGTGGTGGCGGTGGGGGTGCTAATGCAGTTGGTGCTAATAGTAGTTCAAATGGTGGTGGAAATGGCGGTGCAGGTTTAGCATCTTCAATAACTGGTTCTTCTGTTACAAGAGCAGGTGGAGGAGGTGGTGGAGTTTATACAAGTGGAACTGCTGGTTCTGGTGGTGCTGGTGGAGGAGGAGCTGGTAATGTTAGTTCTGGTATTGGAACAGCAGGAACAGTAAATACTGGTAGTGGCGGTGGAGGAGGAGGAGCAACAGGAGATGGTGGTGCTGGAGGTTCAGGAGTCGTAATACTTCGTATTCCAACTGCTAGTTATTCAGGAATTACAACTGGTTCTCCAACAGTTACAACAGATGGTTCTGATAAAGTTATAGTATTTAACGCATCAGGAAGTATAACAGGATAATTTATGGCACACTTTGCAAAATTAGGAGTAGGAAATACAATAGAGCAAGTAATAGTAATTCATAATTCTGTAATTACAGATAGTAATGGAGTTGAACAAGAACAGCTTGGAATAGATTTTATCAATAAACTTTACAATACAAGAGATGTTTGGAAACAAACTTCTTATAATGGAAATTTTAGAAAAAACTTTGCTGGTATTGGTTATCAATATGACCAGACAAGAGATGCTTTTATACCACCTAAACCTTATCATTCTTGGGTTTTAAACGAAGATACTTGTAATTGGCAATCACCAATAGCTTACCCAAATGATGGTAATAACTATAATTGGAACGAAAAAACCAAATCTTGGGATTTGACAACAATATAATAATTTAATAAATTCCTTCAAAACAATGAAGGCATATTATTTTTTAACTGGTTTACCCAGAAGTGGAAACACTTTGTTATCTACTATTTTAAATGAAAATCCAAATATTCATGCAACTGGACATTCCTTTTTACCAGATTTATTTTTTGCAATAAAAAATATGGAATATAACTCTGATCGTTTTAAAAGTTATCCTTGTCATAATAATTTAGAGAATGTTTATAAAAATATTATGCCTAATTATTATCAAAATTATAATGTTAAATATATTATTGAAAGAGGAGATTGGATAACACCTTTTAATATAAACGTATTAAAACAAATTGTTCCTAACAAAATTAAAATAGTTATTTTAATTAGAGATGTATTAGAAATTATTAAATCTTTTTTAAAACTATGTAATAATAATCCTGAATTTTATATTAATAAACAATATAATTTTTTAGATCATACGACTTTATTTACTGATGAAACAGAAACTAAAGTTGATTTAATTATGGCTAAAGACAAATATATAAATACTGTACTTTATTCAATACACCAACTAAGAAAAAATAATTTATTAAAAGATTTTTTATTAATTGATTATAATGATTTAGTTAAACAACCAGAAATTACTCTTAATAAAATATATGATTATTATGGTATAGATTTATTTAAACATTCATTTAAAAATTTTAAAAAAGAACTTCAATACAATGATTCAATATTTGGTGCGTCAATGCACAAAATTAGAACAGATAAAATAAAAAAAGATGATAATAATATTAAATTATCTGAAAATATAATCAGTAAATATAAACATTTAAACAATATTTTATTTCAATAATGAAAATATTAATATTTGGATTACCAGGATCAGGTAAAACTACCTTTGCTAAAAAATTAGTTGAAGGAAAAAAGATACCTCATTTTAATGCTGATGAAATTAGAAAACTATTTGAAGATTGGGATTTTACAGAAATTGGAAGAAAACGACAAGCAAACAGAATGATGACAATGTGTGATCTTGCAGTTAATCATGTAGTTATAGATTTTGTTTGTCCCTTTGAGTCTTATAGATCTTTTTATGATTTAAAAATTTGGATTAATACTATTGATAAAGGAAGATTTGAAAATACCAATAAAATATTTGAAAAACCTAAAAAAGTAGATTTTGAAATAAAAGATTTTAACTACGATAACATTATAAAGAAGATACATGATAGACTATAAAAAACCAACAGCACAGATGTTGGGAAGATGGCAACCATTTCATACTGGACATTTAGAACTTTTTAAAAAGATATTAGAAAAAACTGGACAAGTTATTATTATGGTTAGAGATATGCCACAAACTGATAATAACCCATTTGTATTTGAAGAAATAAAAAAAAGGATTGAAGAAAAATTAAAAGATTATGTTGGTAAATTTGATGTTATAAAAGTGCCTAACATTACAAACATCTGTTATGGTAGAGATGTTGGTTATAAAATAGAAGAAATTGTATTACCAAAAGAAATACAAGAAATATCAGCAACTAAAATAAGGAAACAAATAATATGACACAAATAACAAAAAAACCAAGATTTGAAAATGCGTCTTGGAATTTTGAATTAGACCAAGTTAATTTTTACGCATATTGGAATAACGCATTTTCAAAAGAAGAATGTCAAACAATAATAAATATTGCAAAAGATAAAGGTTTAGTTACTGGAACTACAAAAGGAGAATCTGATGCAAGAGAATCTAAAATATCTTGGTTATATTCTGTTGATAATATTGATTGGGTATTTCGTAGAGTAACTGATATTACATTAAATCTTAATGAAAGATTTTTTAAGTTTGATTTGTTTGGATTAAATGAAGGTTTCCAATTTACTAATTATGAAGCACCATCTGGTAAATATGGAAAGCACATTGATAGATCTATAAATATGCCAGTTAGGAAATTATCTATATCTATTCAACTTACAAATCCTGAGGAGTATGAAGGTGGAGAACTTAAACTATATGATGGAGATGACGAAGAAGCTATTGTTATGGATAAAACACAAGGAACATTAATTATATTTCCTTCTTATGTATTGCATGAAGTTATGCCAGTAACTAAAGGTGAAAGAAATTCATTAGTAACTTGGGTTACAGGTAAGCAATTCAAATAACAAATGAACATCCTAATAGCGATACCATGCTATGGTGGCAACGTCAGTAACATGACATTCCATTCGCTATTCAATATCATTAAACCTTTAAACGATATGGGACACAATCTTAGGATTGAAACCTTACCAACAGAATCTTTGATCTCAAGAGGTAGGAATAAGTTTGTTACTAAATTTTTAGATAACAAAGATTTTAAAGGTACACATCTATTATTTATAGATTCAGATATAGGTTTTACATTAGAAAATATATTGAGAGTTATAGAATTTAATAGGGAAGTTGTTACCTGCACCTATCCTGTTAAAGGATTTTATTGGGAGCAGCTATTAAAACGTATTAAAGAAAATAATAATATAGATGAGAAAACAATGCGTGATTATCTATTGCAATTTAATGTTAATCTTTATCCTAACACACAATTTAACAATGGCTTTGCAAGGGTAAAAGAAAGTGCCACAGGGTTTATGATGATTAGGCGTGAAGTGTTTACTACCATGATGCAAAAGTTTCCTCATCTTAAATACAAACCAGATCTAAGAACAGGAATAGAAGGATCAGATAATGCTTATGATTTCTTTCCTGTTGGCTGCTATAAAGAAAAGGATGGGGTAACAAGATACCTATCTGAAGACTATTACTTCTGTAGATTAGCTGAGGAGTGTGGTTTTGAGATCTGGACTGATTTAAGCACACCAATTACACACTTGGGAAGTACCGAATATCATGGTATGTTTATGACACAACTAAACAAAAAATAATATGACAACAATATTAATGCTTATATCATTAATCATAGGTATCTACATTGGCTGGAAGTTTGAGCATGTAGTTAATGATATTATTGAATCAGTTAAAACGCATTTAAATATTAAATAAGCTAACTTGTGGCTTGAATATTAAATAGTCAGTACCATATACGCTTCATTAACCAATGGAGAATATGATGTACAACTATTCAGATATCAAAGCATACTGGAGCAAGTTCATTAATGATTATACAAATGATGTTAAATCATTTTGGAATAATTATTTAGAAACTATCCAAAATATATATAAGAAATAAATAAATTATATTTATAATTCAAAGAGTTATAAAAAATAATTTTATTTACTTATTATTCAATTAACTCTATCTCGCCACTGCCTAACCTAACACAGGAGTTTAAGTATGGCAAAAAAGAAAAAGACTGCGGATGAGTTGATATATGAGATCAAAGATTTATTAGACGATCTCCAACTCAAAATTGATCCAGACGAAGCTCACGTAGCATATGAAGATGAGCTTGATAATGAAGATCTGGACATTGAAAATGAGGATGAAGAAGATTAAGTAATCCTTATAGTATTGGTGGCAGCAATGCCACCTTTACTTATTCACATTAAATATAATTGATTGTATAATATTTTTTATATAATTAATTAATAAATGTTAATTAAAAATATAGAAAAACAAAAAGAAATAAATAGATTATATCAACATAAATTTCGTTTAAAAAATAGAAAAAAATTAAGAGAAAAAAGTAAATTATATTTTTTAAAAAATAGAATTAAAATAAATGAACGCAGAAGATTACGTTATCCAAGAGATAATAAAAAAATAAAAGAATCAGTTAAACTATATCGTTTAAATAATAAAGAAAAAATTAAAAATTATAAAAAATTATATCGTTTAAATAATAAAAAAAAAGAAAAAAAATATTTTTTATTATATACTTTAAAAAATCCAAATTTCATTAAATATCATTGTGCAAAAAGAAGATCATTACAATTAAAAGCTACACCTAAATTTGCTAATCTTGAAAAGATAAAAGAGATCTATAAGAACTGTCCCAAAGGTTATCATGTAGATCATATAGTGCCATTACAAGGTAAAAACGTATGTGGTTTACATGTTGAATGGAATCTTCAATATCTTACTGCATCAGAAAATTTATCTAAACATAATACATTTATTTGGTAATCTAACTTTACTTATCCACATATTAAGATAACTTCCATCAATGAAATTTTTATTAATCTTTACTGTTTGCTCAATGGTAAATGGTAATTGCTTAGAGGTAATGAATACAGGTAAGAAGTTTGATACCTTTAGGGAATGCACCATAGCTGGTTATGAGTTTATTGCAGAGCAAAATAAACTATTTCCATTAGATCAGTTTGAGAAAGTCAAACCATCCTTTCATTTTGATTGCTTAGAAACACCAGAACAATCCACATAATTACAATCTTTAATTGACTTTTTATCCACAACCACTATAGGTAGTGGCTTGATGAGAAAGAAACACAAGACAATATCTGCTACAGCTATAAGATTATCATCTTATGAGAAGTATTCATCAGAACGTATGGATATGATTATAAAACGATTAGATGATCTTACAGTGGAAGTCAAAGATCTTAGAACTGATATGAGCATGGGTAAAGGTGTCA